GCAATAGCCCCGCCACATTGGTGGGCTGGTATTGAATAGGCTGGAAGCTGGATGCCACAGCCTGTTGCGCTCCGGGCAATGCCCCGAACTGTGCAGCTACAGGAGCTAACCCAGAGAAGCTCTGAAGGTTAGCCATCTGCTGCTGTTTCAACTGCTCCTCACTCATCGTCTTCTGCATGGCCCCGGCAAACGATTGTTGCGCGGCTTGATTACGCTGCGCCATCGCCTGTTGTTGCCTAGCCAAATCCGCTTCAGCAGCTTGATTGCGTTGAGCCGCTCCCTGAAGTTCCATGCCGTACTGTGCCTGACGGGTTGCCCCCTGCTGGCCCAGTGCAGACAGTAACGATTGATACTCGCCTTCCTCTGCCTGATTACGTTGAGCCATCGCAGACAATTCGTCTGCCCTCTCGCGCATCCGCTGGGAGGTATCAAACTCAACCGCCTGTGCGCCCAACCCAAACTGTTGGCCTCTTGTCTGGTTGATCTGGTTAATGATCCCAGAGAGGTTTGAAAATTCCTGCTGCTCGGCTTCGGTTCTCTGCCCGATAGCGGCCAGTTCATCAGCCCTTTCCCGCAGTGTAGCCTCTTGATCCGCCCCAAGTCTCTGCATCCCCATGCCGAACTCAGCTTGTTCAGCACCTGTGCGTTGCTGAATCCCCATTAACTGGTTAGACAGATTCTGCTGGGCAATCCTAGATTGATAATCGCCAGCCGTCTGGCCAGAGCCATAAAAGTTTAACAGATCAGAGATAGCCGCCCTCTGTCCGGCATCCTCCGCCTGACGTACCGCAGCCGCTTCCTCAATCGCTGCTCCGCCACCAAAGATGTTGCCCAATCCTGCTGCTCTGCCTCTAGCAACCCGTCTGGCTTCTTCACCCATCAATCTGGATGTCTCGCCTGACTGCGCTCGGCGTAACAGTTCTTCCTCGGCAAACTCTCTAGCTGCCATTGACTCTGCATCCAGCGGAACCTCCGGTATATCCGTCAACCGCTCAAGTGTAGGCGCAGCCTCAGCACGCTCCAGTGCCGCCATCTCACCTACCCTGCCGAACTCAGGAGCCGCTGCCACATCCATCTCTGCGAGGGTCGGGGCTGCTCCAAGTCTTTCAAGGTCGCCAAATGCGCCCGCCCGTTCGTACTCCGGCACATCTCCAAAGCCAACTTCGGGCAGGGAAGGGGCAATGCCTACCTGCTCCAGCAGAGCAGGATCAATCGCCTTCTCCATAGTGGGAAGGTCGGGGAGTTGTCCCGGTGTGTAACCCTGCGCGAGTTGACCCAGCAACTCTCTCGCGGCAAATCCTGTTGGATCGCTTTTCTCAAGTAGATCACGCGCACTGGTTACAAAGTCATCACCATACTCATCAGCAAAATCCAGAAGGAACTCAGCCTTCTCGGCTCCGTATTCCTTTTCCCATTCCCAACGCTTAACAGCGCGGTCAATGTCGCCCATGCCAGTAAAGTCAACGTCTATGGCTTCATCACGGGTGACAGCTTCCCGCTCGCCAATCAGCTTGCCGTTTGCATCGTAGGAAGTCTTGAAATACTGGTTGGCCGTGATAATATCGCCATCAGGGCTTTTGTATCCGGTCAGTGTCCTGACCTGCTCAGACAGGGGTTGGGTTCCCCGAAACCCGTCTGCCATCCCTTCTTCCTTGAGGTAATTCTGAACCTCATCCGAGTGCCACTTCTTACCCGTCAGATGGGCCATCTCTGCGATGGGGGATGGGCCGTAGTTCCCATGGCGCATTGTGAACCCGACTATCTCGCCATCTGAATTTATCTCTGATTCAGTTTTGTATTGGCCTCTGTTCCCCGACCTAAACGAGAAATCTGACGGGCCACTTGTGTTTACAGTTTCATTGGAGTAAACAGGCTCATACCCTGTCGGAACATCCGTGGCAACCTTCTCGTACTTAACCCTAGAGCCGTCTTCATTACGCACATCACGCATCAACTCCTCGCCAAACTCCATAGCGCGGGAGAGCTTCGCCATATGCTCGGCTGTCTCAATGTTCGCGGCAGCTATCTCAGATGCTGTTGGCGGTGTTGGAGGTTCCGGTGTACTAGGTTTGCCCATATCTTATTCCTTGATTAAACGTCTCCGTGCCTTGTCCATAGGCACACAAATTATCTTGTTATCATGCTTGGGGCGTACCCAAGCGATTAGCTCACAATCCTTTCCAAACTTTCCCCACATCTGCGTGAACAACTCACTCAACACACCCTTCTCCTTCGCCACAGTAGCGTCCACATAACAAATCTTTCCGCCTGTGTCACGATAGTCCTTGCGACAATCCTCTTCATTATCCACATAACGCAGGAGTGCCGCCCCCATAAACTCCCCGTCCTTGACCGACACCAAGTATCTTTGTTTGACGACAAACCACCTCACCCAACTCAGCAACCTGCCCGGAGGCCAACCGGAACAATGCTCAAGCTCTGACCTGAACAGGTTCGCGATCCCGATTGTCATGGCGTCTGTGTTGTTCATCTTTCAGGGGTAATGGGTTGACCAAAGGCACTTGACTGGACTGAATGCAGCGCAAGTCTGCCCCCATCTGCTTTCGCCTTGAACTGTATCTGGTTAAATCTGCCCTTGGATACCATGTTGAATCCCTTGCGGATCAGGTTGGTGTCTGCCGGGAGGGAAAGGCTTGCCTCCAGTTCCGTGCCGCTGGATGACAAGTCTTTGTAATAATTTATGTCACCTGTAATTGCGTCAGCATGGATGTTCCCAAAATTAAACTGGGTGGAGTAGCCGATCTTGTCACCCCAAGTCTCGCCAAAGGTATAGGCGCGGGTGTGGATGTAGGATTCGTAGGTTGAATTGCCATCCTTGTACTCCGCAATGGTAGTGGCGTCTTCCGGTGTTGAATCATCCCAAGTGTACAACTCACCGTTCTGCGTCCCGATGTTGAGCTTCAGTTCCCCGCCAAATGCGCTGATGACAAAGCTCCTCGCCTCCCAGCCCGACCAATGGCCGCACCAAGCTGCTGCAAGCAGGTTAAAGGTCAGCACCGTGTCCGGTGTGGTAGCTGAATCCAATGGGACAGAGAGCATATAACGATTGCGCCAGTAAATGGCTGTGCAAGTGCTGACCGCAGCCTGATTGATGCGACCGATATAGTCGTTAATGTTGCGACTGACAGGAAGTGACACGTCCGTCTCCGTACCTGCCTGAATGGACTGCAATGACTTCACGCCATCACGGGAAAGGAACATAATATCCGCGCCCACCTGCTGAACTGTGCCGTCTGCCACGCATCCAGTCCGGTTATTGACCAGCTTAATGCTCCATTGAGAGGCTTTGAGTGTTGGATCAGCGTTAACCTTGTAAATGCTTCTTTCCTTGAAAACATACAGGTCAAAGTTCTGTCCGGGCATCAGGGCAGTTATAGGGTCACGGTCATTGCCGATCCGAAGGTTGTCTGCCGCCAAATCCCAAGCGTCTCCGTCCAGAATCCCACTGCAATACAGGGTATCAGCCGGGACATCCGTATCTGCGCTGGTAGCGAACAGCCTGTTGGTGTGGGTTACAATAAATTTAGGTTTGCTGGGAGTTTGGGTGACATTAGCAGTCCCAACTGCGTCTGTTCCGCCTGTTGGTGCGGCTGTGAAGCTCACATCAGGTGGAGCGTCCTTGTCATAGCCAGTTCCCTCGTTGGTAATGGTCACACCCACCACCGATCCGTCATAGCCAAGGATTGCGGTTCCTAATGCCGTAGTCCCGCTGCTTGGCGCAGCTATCGTGACGGTTGGAACAGTAATGTAGCCGCTGCCCCCTTCTGAAATGGTGATGCTACTGATTTGACCCGCCGAAATTGTCTCAGCAGTCACGGGATCAGTGCTTCCCCCAACGTAGCGCAGGTCAGCCGATCCGTCTGTGTAATACATTCGGTTATTCAACTGGGCAAACCTAACCTTGGCCCCGGAAGCAAATGTTGCCCCGGTTAGCAGGGTGAACCCTCCTGAATTGGTGATCGCTTTTAAGTAATCCGACCCATCAGCGGCCATTAGGTACTCAGTGTTGCCTGTGTCAAAGTATCCAAGTGAAATAACGGGAGCAACCAAGCCTTCCCAAATATATCCAGCACCAATGGCCGCTTCCCAGTCCACATCCACATCCTCCCACACTAAATACCCCTCAGAAAGGCTTGTCCCCCTGCGCGTAACTGCATTCCCGAATTCATCAAGGTCAATATTCTTGCCTTCAGAATAGGCGTTCTCCGGTATCAGGTTTGCGCGGGATGCACTGACTTGACCGCCCACAAAGCTATTGTTCCCGTCCAGTATGATCGGGTCATCCAATACTTCATTTGAAATAACAGGCATTACGCTACAAAATCATCCCTTGACCAGTGATCCACCACCGCCGGGATGATGACACTCACCTTGTCCTGCTGCACATTGTCCAAATCACGACATATTTGCAGTAAATTAGCCGCTTCAGTAAATTTAACCTGCGCCTTCTGGTATTGCATGGAGCGTTCCAGCATATCACCCTCCGAATACGCCAGTAAGGCGTTCTCTGCCCCGTTGATTATGGGGCTATCCGAGTCACCCATCTCCACGAACTTCAATTTGCCAAGGGCATAGAGAGTTCCGGCATTCTTGGGCGTGGCAATGGGCTTGACGCGGCAATAACCGCTCGCATCGGGCGGTAAAGGCACAAAGTTCTGCGGATTGGCCCTGCGAGTGGAAGTGTTGTTCCACATATTCGGGTTTAGCTGGAAGAACTGAACCCAACTCGCCCCCACGCACTCCAATCCATCCTCTTTTCCTGTCTCCGTGAACCTCACGGCTACAATGAAGTCCAACTTCGGAGCAGTTGAAGCAACGGTGGAGGAAGTTGGGTAGTAAAATATGGTTGGATCATCGGATAAGGTGATGACTTCATCCTCCGCAGAGACAGAAGTTGAGACAACACCCATTGAATTAGTCCAGAGCGATGCTTCAAACATCATCCGGTAACGATTGTTGATGAACTTCTTGCAGGTCGCCACTGACGTACTGTCCGTGTCGCTCATCTTCGTCGTTATCTGGTCTGCTAATTCAGTTAATGTCATCAGTCTCCCCTCTCTATCTCCGATTCAAGCTCTGCGATTGTGTCCAGAGCTTCCCTTACCCATTCAGGAGCCGCTATCGTCGCCGCCTGAAACTGCGGGTGAGCTATCATCCTCTCCCCGTTGTCCAGACGCGGATTTAAGCACCCCGTCAATAGCAGCACGGTTGCGATCACGCTTTTCCCCCAACCGTTCCATCGCTGCCTTATCATCCAGCTTATCTCCAATCCTCTCCACGGCTTCCACCAGCTTCGGTAGGGCCGCTAAACCCTTCAACGCCTCCAGAATCATTTCTTCTTCGCGGCATATTCCTTCATCGCATCCACTATGCTTTGGGAGCCAACGTAGGCTGGCACAATTATTATGACTGCCCCGATTACTTGCTCTGACAACTCCGGTGACAGGTTAAACCATTCAGTGGCCATGACAGTTAACAA